ATGGTGTGCCTATATTAACATCACCAAATTCACCAATACTAAATGGTGTTAGATCTGAATCACTCCAATTTGAACCATCATATCTTAAAATTTTTCCTAAAGAAGCAGTGGTTGTATCTACATCACCAAACTCGCCAATATTAAATGCTGTTAGATCTGTATCAACCCAAGTTGTTCCATTATATCTCAATACATTTCCTGCAACTGCGCCTGTAGTATCTACATCAGAATTAATTGAAATCGTAGGAGTTTCATTTACCCAAGTAGTTGCACTCGTGGCTTTTAATATTTGTCCTGCTGACTGTGATGTAATTGTTACATCTGTTAATTCATTTAATGTATCAAGTGTTCCAATTTGAAATTCTGTAGCACTAAATGATATATTGCTTAATTGATAGGTGTTTGTAGTTCCAGTATCAAATTTAACTACAACTTGGTATTCAACTGAGCTTACTCCACCGGTTATATCATCATTGAAAACAAAACTAGATACAAAACCTTGAGACATACTAGTATATTCTGCAACAGGTGATGTGTATGTCATTGCCGCGCCGTTATTAGCTCTAAATAATCCTATTGTTGCTTCTGCATTTGTTTCTTGAACTACTTGTGCTGTAAAATTAATCTGTACTTTTCCATCTGTGTTGATTGAAAAACTTGGTATTGTTGCAATTATGCCTGAAGAACTATAACTAGTTCCTTGATTTGTTAGTGTTACAGATGTTGTTGATGAAATTTGATTATTTGCTATTCCGACTGCTGGAGCATTTGGTACAAAATTAGACCCATTCCACATTAATACTTCTCCTGAAGATACTCCTGAGGTGTCTACATCAGTTAATGCGTCTATTGATGTTGTGGCTAATCTAGCGTCAATATCTGTGTTAGCTCTTGCTGTAGTATAGTATAAATTTGTGTTTTCTGCAACTGCTAGAGTATCTAGTGTTTGAAATGTTTTATCGCCTCTATAATACTGTGCTGTTGTTCCTGCTGTGATATTTGTTTGATAGCCTGCTGTTGAGTGGTCACCCCAACTGTATGCTGTATCCCATTCACCAACTTTTGTGTCAGTGATTGTATTGGTGCCCATGTCAATTGTGTTTCCATTAGCATCCAATGTTCCACCAAGTTGTGGTGATGTATCTTCAACAAGATTATTAATTGATATTGCTTGTACTCTTGCGTCTGTATAATATAAATTTGTTTCTTCTGGAATATCTGCTGTTGAAACTTGATTGGCCCCTGTCCCAAAATCAATGTGAGTATCATTTACAGAGTTTGCAGTTAGACTTAAACTACCTGTTACCGTTCCTGTTGTTGTAATGTCTGCACTACCAAAATCCCAACCGCCGCTGGTTGTATATCCAATAGTTGCTTCAATTACTCCGCCTGATTCAATTTCAATACCAGCAGTATCAACACCTAAGGTACCACCTTTATTAAGAGTAATTAGTCGATCTTTTACTGTTAAATCATCTGTATTGGTTGTGATCTGTGATCCAGAAACCTGAAGATTTCCAGTAATAATTAAGTCGTTTGATCTAATAACTGTTTGATCTGCCATGCTGTATTATGCTCCAATGTATATTACTTATTTAGCAGATTTGGCCACAATGTTGTAATGTGTTATTTAATGTGTTATTCAAGGGAAACCCCGGAATAATCCGGGGTTTCTATATTAATATCTAATATTAGATAAATGTTGCGTTTGAAATAGCAATTTTTGATAGGTAGTCTGCTGAATTACCAAGTGACGATGCAGTGTTTGTTAACTCTACATAACCGTATCTTGTCATAAAGCTCACTACTGGCTCAAATGTGCCTGGATCCACAATAACGCCTGATGACATTAATGGAATGTATGGGCAATAGAATGCCGCCGCATCAACTTCACCTGCACCTTTGTAACCAATAAGTACTGGTGAATCATCTACTAAGTATGAGTTTACATATACTCTCATTGCACCGTTTAAAGTACCTACAAACTTAGTGTTTGTTGGAGCTTCAAAAGTACCTTCAGTTGTTCTTGCAAACGCTGAAGTTGTAGCTGATTGTAAAATTGTCAAAGCCTGTGGAGAAACAACAGCCCAGTTAGCCGCGCCTCTTCTTGTTCTTTGAGCAATTAAGTTTGCTTCTCTGTTGATAGCAACTGCCAATGCCGCATGTTCGTCACCAACAAATGTTGCTGTACCTGATACAGATGATTGATTGTATGCTGTACCTGAACCTGCTAAGTTTGTTAATGAAGAAAGGATCTCTTGATCGATCTCAGCAGTAATTTCTTGTGCTAGTGCCGCCATTACTTCTGCTTCTACATCTAAACCATGCATTGCTGATGCATCTTGTGCCGCTTCAAATGTCCAACGTGCTGATAGCTTTCTTGTTTTAGCTTCAACAGTTTGTTTTAAAATTTGAATTGACATTTTGTTACCAGCTTCACCTTCTAAAGATGATGTTGTTGCACCTGATACTGGTGATTGTGCACCTGAACCTGGATTTGCTGAGTAAGATCTTGCAATTTCAAAAGGTGAAAGTGCTTCAGTACCTGCTGTTACACCGTCTTTTGCATCTGAGTATCTAACTCTTAATGTGTGGATTTGACCTACTGGACCTGTCATTGGTTGAACACCAACGATTTCGTTAGCGATAACTGTAGGCATCACACGTCTGATAATTGGAAGAATTACTTTGTTTAAAGCCGCTACGTTACCAGCACCTGTGGCACCAGTTGAAGCCGCTTCAGCCAAGTACTTCTTTGTATTTTCAAGGACAGCATCCATTGATTTTGCTTTAGTGCCTGAAAGGCCTTCCATCAATGCTGATTTTGTTTCTGTCCAGTTTTCGTTGATAATGTTTGTCATTTTACTTAACTCCTAGACCTGCTAGTTTTCTAAGTTCAACAATGTCACCAATGTCTGAACTTGTTGCTTCAGCAGGTGCCTCTCTGTTACCAGTTACCTCTGTTACTGATTCAGTAACAATAGTTTTGCCTGCATCTGCTCTCACAGACTCATTTAAAACTGCTGGTAAGTATTTGTTAAACTGTTTTTTCAAATCACTTGTTTGTACAGATTCAAGCAATTCGTTCATTACTCGACGCTTTTCTTTGGATAAAGAAGACGTTAGCTCTGTAAGAGCTTTTTCACGTACAATTTTATCTTCAGCAATTCTTAACTTCATTTGAACTGCTTCAATTTCTGCGTCTTTTTCTTTTAGTTTAGATTCTGCGTCAGCAGTATTTGCCACCACAGTTTCTAATTCTTTTTGAAGTTTTCTAACCTCTGTACCCTCGGCTAGATGAGAAGACATATACTCGCCTGCGAATGCTTCAAAAACTTTTCTACCAAAATTGTTTTGTTTAGCAACTTTGATATCATCTTTAAGTTGTGATAATTCGCTTCTCAAACTTGTTTCAACTGTTTTTTCAACAACTTCAGCCGCTTTAGAAACAAAACGTTGTTTCGCTTCAGCAATCATTTTCTTGCCTTCCGCTACTAATTTAACTTTTTGTTCTACAACTGCTTTTTTGTCGTTTTCAAATTCAGTTAACTCTTTTGCTAATTGTTTAACAACAAAGTTTTCCAATTTTGCAAAATTGTTTTTTAAGTCTGTTCTATCAGCGTGTAGTTCTTTTACTTCTTTGGCTAATTGCTCAGCAACAAATTTGTCCATTAAACTAGTATGTTTTGCAATATTAGTTTTGTATGCAACTGTTTGCTCAGCCAATGCCGCTCTGTCAGCCTTAAGTTCTTCAATCTCTGAAGTAATTCTGTCAGTAAGCATTGTGTCCATAGCCTCAACAATTTGCCCTTTGTCATTTTCATAACGTTGAGCAAATTCATCGCGAAGTTCAGCAGTGATCTCTTCTCTGGCTTCATCTAACTTAGATTTCCACGTTTCTTGAATCTGAGTCTTCAAGTCTTCTGAAATAGCATCTGACTCAAGTATTCCGTTAAAAATATCTGCCATGAGTAGTTCTCCTTATAACTTCAACTCTTTTATTAATTTAACTATCTCATCTCTAAGATAGCCTTCTGCTTTGCGATCATAAACAGCATCAGCGCCTATACCGTATAAACGTCTTCCGCCTTTCATGTTCATCAAACCTTCGTATATTGCTTTTGGATAAGCATCTGGGGCTGATGGTTGTGCAACAATATCTACAGTAACAATTTCAAAATCAGACACTTTGCCTGACTCATTTACGTTACCGGTACCTCTTGATGACACACCCAATTTTGCTCCACTTTCCAAAAGGGTTTTTACAATGTTTCCCATTGGGGTTGGTAAAATTTTAAGTTTACCAATTCCGTTCGGTCCGTCCATCCACATTGATTCAATCATATGTGACACACGATCCAAATTCACTGTTAATTCTTCAGGGTGATCTGCTTCACCTAGCACAGAATAACCGCCTTTCAAGCGTTCGTCCACTGAAGTCACCGCTTTTTCGATTTCTTCAAGTGGATAAACACGTGAATTTTGATTCTTTACTCCGCCTTGGATGAATACACCTTTCATAAACAAGTTTTTCTTTTCACCTTCGCCTTCATGTAATACTTGCATGCCGGCTTGATCAAAAGTTAAACTTTCTAATAATGGTTTTATCATCTGACGATCTCCTTACAAATCAAATTATGCTTTTGCCTTTGGTGCTGGTGATAATTTAGCGTCGCCTTGTGCTGGACTGTCTGGATTGTCCTTCACTGCTGGCGCTTTGCCACCTGCTTCAGCTTTTGCATCACCCATTTTCACAGGATCTGCACCGTCGATTCTTTTTGCACCACCGTTTGATGATACTGGAGAATCAGCATTTGCACCATTGTCACCACCTTTTGGTGTAGCAACAGCCTTTAATTCAGTCGCTTCTTCTAACTCTTCGCTATCATTTGAATCATCAGCGCCTTCAACTGCAATTTCATCAGCAACTTCAACAGTTTCTTCTGCTGGCATTTCCATAGATGGCATTTCGCCTTCTAGGTCGTCAGCGGCTTCTTCGTTGTCGTCACCTTCATCTTCGTCTTTGTCGCCCATCATTTTTTCAAATTCAGCTTTAAGATCTTCTAAAGCGTCTTCTAGATCGTCAACTCTGTCTTCGACCTCTTCATGATCATGATCGTCTTTTTCACCGTCTTCATCACCATCGTCTTCGTTGGTCTCTTCATGCTCAATTTCTTCAGCATGAGCATCTGCTTCGTCTTTGACAGCCGCAGTTAAATCTTCTTCTTGATCGCCCGAACCGCCTACTTTTTCTTCAACAGTTTCGTCACCTGATTCATCAGTTGCTTCTTCAACAGCGTCCTCGTTTGATTCTTCTGCTTCTTCAACTGCTTCTTCAGATGATTCCTCTGCTTCATCAACAGCTTCTTCTGATGCTGTTTCTTCAGTAGTTAAATCTTCTTCGATTTCGTCAGTTTGGTTTTCGATCAACTCTTCATGTATTTTTCTAGCCTTTTCAACAATTACATCGTGCAAAAGCTCTTGAGCTTTTTCTGACTCATTGTTAACTAGATATT